CCATGCTGGCGATGTACACCAGCACGTCGCAGCCGAACGCGGTACTACCGTCGACGCTGATCAACGCGCTGATGGATACGGTGGACGACGTGATCGAAAACGTCGGCAACCCGTCGAACGCGCAGACGCTAGGCGGGCTCGTCGAACATGTGTACCTGGAGGGCGAGGTCGAGATTTACGAGGCATTCTTGCAAGACAAATCCATTGTGCTGGTCCCGCTGACGATCCTCCTACCATGAGGGATGACAACGAACCGACCGGCCCGAAGGTGCCGATACCAGGCGCGGCAGGCGCGGCTATCGCGGTCGCGTTGCAGCGCATGGCGACGCATTGCGGCGAGACTGTTCTGACCATCAAAAAGGAACGCATTGCCGGCGGCGGCTATGCGTATGTGATCTCCAACAATCAACCGCCGGCCCGGCCGGTATCTCAACGCTAGGAGCGCATCATGGCCATCGACTATTTCGGCGCAGGTGTTCTGTTCGCCACCCCGACCTTTAACGCGAACGGTTCCGCTATCGCGCTGCCGTCTCCGGTCCAATTCGGCATCGTGCAGGACATTACGATCGACGACGAATCGGAGATCAAAGAACTGTACGGCGCTAACCAGTACCCGGTCGATATCGGCCGCGGCAAGTCGAAAATCTCGATCAAGTGCAAACAGGCGCAATTCTCCGCGGCCCTGTTCAACTCGATTTACTACGGCCAGACGCTGACGGCAGGTTACAACGCCGTGCTGGCCGATACCGTCGGCGCCGTCATCCCGGGCACCGCTGGCTCGACCTCGATCCATATCACGCCGACCGCACCGACCGGCGGCACGTCGGTATTCGTCGCCGATCTCGGCGTCCAGGACGGCAACGGCGTCCCGTACACGCGCGTCGCTTCGGCGCCGACCGGCGGGCAATACTCGCTTTCGGGATCCACGTACACGTTTTCGGACGTGAATGTGGGCTCGACGGTGTTCATCAATTACCAGTACTCGAACGCGACCAACCCGGCCGCCGGCTCGATCCTGACGGTGAACAACATTCCGATGGGCCAGGTGCCGGTTTTCTCCTGCCAGTTCTTCAACTCGCGCCGCACGCAGTCGATCTGGCGCAAATTCCCGCAATGCGTCGCCACGAAACTCTCGATGGATTTCAAGAATGACGATTTCGCCATTCCTGACTTCGAAATTTCGGCGTTCGCAGATGCAAACAACGTCGTGCAGCAATACTCGTTCAGCGCCTGACCATGAGCGAGGGCGGCGGTAGCAAGTACGCACCGAAGCCGGGGCATATTCCCGGCGTTCCGATCAACCTGGGCGGCAATGACTTCGTGTTGGCGCCGCTCGGGTTGCGCCTGGCGCGCGAGGCGTCGGAAAAAGGTAAGGCGATCTCGACCGGGGAGGCGTCGGAGGATGACGCCTTTGCGTTCGGCGCGTGGATGGTTCACCAGTCGTTGCTCCGGAACTATCCCGATATCACGATCGAGGAAGTGAACGAACTGCTCGACCAGGGCAACATCAAGGAAGCGAGCGACGCCATCGCGGGCCTCTCCGGCCTGCAACGTGTGAAGCCGGGGGAGATCGCGCCGCGGGGCTGACGGATTGGGACGAGGTTTACGCCGAGATCATCACAGCGACTGGATGGACATGGGAATACCTCGACGAATTTGTCACGCTGCCGCGGCTCAATGCGATCATGTCGCACTGGCTCAAATATCCGCCCGTTCATGTGACGGCGGCCATCTTTGCGGGGATCGAAAACAAGGCGCCGCAGGCGGAGGGCGCCGTGCTCGATAACGCCTCGCTGGTCCGCGACATGCACGCCGATCCGCGCAAGCTGCAATGGGTGAGCAAACCAAATGGCTGATGGCGTTGAGGTAAAACTAGGTGCGGATGCGTCCGGGATCAAGACGGGCGTGGGCGAAGCTGCCGACGCGGTACGCGCCAAGCTGTCCCAGATCGGCGATTACCTTAAGCGCGTGGCCTCGGACTCGAAGTCCACGGAGGCGGAGCTAAAACAGGTTTTCGCTGGTCTGGAGCGCGGATTTTCCGACTCCGCGACGGCGGCCACCAAGTCGTCGAATGCGATCGTGGGCTCTTTTTCTGCCATGCGCGTCGGTCTGGCTGCCGCGCTCGGAACCATTGCCGGCTCCGTCTTGATGGCCGTGAAGGGTATTCAGGATTTGAAAGACGAGGCGGCCGCGGTCGAGACGCTCCAGCGCGCGTTCGGCATGACCGCCACCGAGGCGTCGCGCATGAACGTGGCGCTGACCCTGATCGGGAAGTCGACGCAAGACTACACCGCCATTGCGATCAACCTGGGCCGACAGATCAAGGTCGACGAGGATCGAATTCAGGCGCTTGGGGTCAAGACGCGCGACGCGGCCGGCGGATTCCTGCCGCTAAACGACGTTATGAAAAATGCGTTCGACACCATGCGAACGTACAAGGTGGGGCTCGACCAGAACGAATTTGCGCTGGAGGCGTTCGGCCGCAGCGCAAAGGACGTATACGCCTATTTCGACATGAACGCCGGCGTGATGGAGCGGGCCGCGCAAATGCAGCGTGACCTCGGGATCGAGATGGGCGCCGAAAAACGCGCCTCGATCAAGGCGTACGCGATGGACGTTCAGGCGATGGGCATCGTCTGGGGCGAGGTTCGGCAATCGCTCGGCGAGCGGCTCATGCCCACGTTGCAGGCACTCACGGGCTGGTTCGCCAGTATCGCGCCGGCGGCGATGACCGTATTCGGCGGAACGCTGAAACTGATCGTCACCGCACTGGAAGGATTCGGCGCGATTGTCGCCGCGGTCGTCGTCGGCGCCGTCGCCGCCTTCGAGAATCTTATGCAGACGGTCAGCGCTTTGGGCCGTTCGTTCATGGCGTTCATGCGCGGCGACTGGGGCGCCATTCCCGGAATCCTGCGGGAGTCTGGCGAGAAATCCAAGGCAATCCAAGCGGCGGCCGCCGACTCGGTGCGCGCCGCTTGGACCGGTGCCCACGATCGGATCAAGGCGGTCTGGTCGACGCCTCCGGCAGGCGCGGGTGCCGGCTCCGACAAGTCGCCGGGCGGCTCGCGGTCCTGGACTCCGAAGGCAAAGGGCGGCGGCGCGGCCGAATCGCGTATGCCAGAATTTGAAGCCATGCTGAAGGCGGAGCGCGACGCATACGAGCGCATGAAGCTGGATCAGGGCAGCTTCGAGCGGTGGAGCGAGGAGCAAACCTCCTCATTCTGGGAACGGATCAAGACGACTTACCAGTTATCCACGAAGGAATTGCAGTCGGTAGAGTCGAAATGGTACGACGCGCAGCGCACCATGCGCCAGAAAAACTTTGAGGCCGGGATCGCTGCGCTCGAAGCCGAGAAACAGTCGATCAAGTACGACTATGACGAACGCATCCGGATCGCGCAAGAGGCGGCCCGGCGGATCGCGGCGGCGTTCGGCGCGGGCAGCCGCGAGGCTATTGCTGCGGAGGCGCGCGTCACGCAGGAATACCAGCGCCAAGCCGAACAGCGCATGAGGATTGCCGAGATCGCGCGCCGGCAAGAGGACGCGCGCGCGGACCACGGCGCGAACATGGAACAGCTGATGATCAATCAGCGCGTGGCGCTCCAGCAAATCTCGGCGGAGCAAGCGCTGGCGCAGGAGCAAGGCTTACAGGACCGACTCTACGCGATCAAGCGCCAGGCGCTGGAGCGCGAGATCGCGCTGGAGCGCGAAGGTCCGAACGATCCGACGAAGGTGGCGGCCATGTACGCCGCGCTCGAATCGCTGGAAATGCAGCACCAGCAACGCGTCACCGAGATCCAGAATCGCGCCGTTCTGGAGCGCCAGCAAGTCGCGCTACAGGCGAATGAGGCGATCCGCGGCAGCATGGTGGGCTTCCTCAATTCGCTCCAGGGCGGCATCAAAAACTGGCGGCAGGCGTTGAACGAACTCGGCAAGTCGATCACCGCCATCTTCAACGATCTGGCCAGCAAGCAAATCGTGAAGGCGCTCATGGGCGCCGGCACCGGCGGCGGCGACATTCTGTCCAAGATCACCGGCATCTTTACCGGCGGCGGTGGCGGAGGCGGTACGCCGCCGATGTTCCCCGAAAAGGCGGCGGAGGCGGCGGCGAGTAGCACGCTGACCGCTGCCAAGGTGACGGAGACCAGCACAACGACTGTTCTGACCACGATCATGGCGACCTTGACCTCCGCAGCCTTGGCGGCGTCGGCGGCGCTCACGGCGCTCGCTGCCAGCCAAGGCGCGAAGGCGGGCGGCGATATGGTCGGCAAGCTGCTGGGGATGGCGTTGGGCGGCGGCACCGGAGGCGGCGGCTTCGGGATGGATACCGCGCTGGCCGGGTACGCGACCGGAACGCCGTACGTTCCGAAAACCGGGCTGGCCTTGATCCATCGCGGCGAGCGGATCGTCCCGGCGGCGGAGAATCGCGGCGGCTTCGGCGGCGCGGCGTCGACCATCAACGCGCCAATGACCTTCAACCTCTACGGCCCGGTCGATACGCGCACGCAATCGCAGATTGAGGCGGCCGCGTTCCGCGGCTTGTACCGGACCAACAAGCGGAATATGTGACATGCCCAGCTTCATCAACACTCCGTTTTTCCCGTACACGATCAGCGCGTGGGCGGTCGGCGGTCGCGGCTACAAGACCACCGTGGTCGAGACGTACGGCGGCGACGAGTACCGGAACGGCGCGTGGTCGCAGGCGCGCGGCGAATGGGATATCAGCGAGGCGCTACGTTCGACCAATTCGGCCAGCTCGTACAACTGGATCGCGCTGCGGAATATGCACCGCGTGTGCCGCGGGATGCTCTACGCGTTCCGGTTCCGCGACCCGACCGATTACTCCGACGAGGGCGGCGGCACGGTCACGATGATCGACGCGACGCATTATCAGATGTACAAGACGTACACCATTTCGCCGCTATCGGATACGCAGATCATCCAAAAGCCCGAACCGGCGAACTCGTGGAGCCCGAACTATGCCGGCGTGGTGATCGCCGGCAGCGGAACCTATACGCTCGATTACGACACCGGGATCATCACGATCACGGGCGGCTCCGCTCCGACCGGCTGGACCGGGCAATTCCACGTGCCGTGCCGGTTCGACGCCGACCTGCCGCGCATGGGGCTCGACGGCACCGGCGCATTCTTCAACTGGCAATCGTTGCGCGTTGTTGAAGTCAGGAATCCGGGATGATCCCGATCTCGACCGCGCTACAGACTGCGCTGGAGCAACCGGCGCAGACCATCTCGACGTGCTGGAAAATCACGTTCGCCGACAACTCGCCGCGCGCCGGCGAGGTCATCGGCTTTACCGACCACGACGAAGTGATCACGTTCGACGGCGTCGACTACATCGCGATGACGGGGTACTCGCGGAGCGACATCGCGAGCGGTGACGACCTCTCCGTGGACAACCTGGAACTAGTCGGCGTTCTGACGTCGCCGGCGATCACCGAAGCCGACCTGAACGCCGGAATCTGGGATTACGCTCAAGTCGAGATTTTCGCGGTGAACTATGAGGACTTGACGCAAGGCGCGCTAATCCTCCGCGTCGGCTGGCTGGGCGAGGTATCGGTCGGACGCAACAACTTCACCGCGGAGATTCGCGGTCTGACGCAGGCGTACTCACGCGTAATCGGCGAGCTCACCGGGCCGGGCTGCCGCAACAATCTCGGCGACGCGCGCTGTCAGGTCGATCTCGCGCCGTTCACGTTCGCGTTCACGGTGACCGGCGTCGGCCCGGACAATCAGACAGTGTATGCCTCCGCTTTGACGCAACCGGGGCCATCGGGCGGCGTCTCATTGATCTCCGTGACGCAGGCGAATCCAGGCGTGGCCACGATCTCGCCTTCGCTCGTACTGCCGACCGGATCGCCCATCACAATCTCCGGCGCCGGCGGGATGACGCAGATCAACACGAACACGACGTACAACAACCCGAACGGGTCGCATGACGTGTTCCAGCTTTCCATCGACACGTCGGGATTCCCGGCCTATACCGGCGGCGGCACGGTGACCGCGCTCGGCGGAACGGCCGGCTATTTCGACGGCGGCGTGGTCGAATGGTTGACCGGCAACAACGCGAACGCGCGCATGGAAGTGAAGTCGTACACGACCGGGCAATTCATCCTGGTCCTGCCCATGCCGTACGCGATCCAAGTCGGAGACACCGGAACGATTGTCGGAGGCTGCAACAAGGCTGTCACGACGTGCCACGATACGTTCGACAACGTGATTAACTTTCGCGGCGAGCCTTACCTGCCGGGTATCGACCAATTGATCCAGGTCGGAAAGCAAGGGCAATGACGACCGGCGCCGAAGTTGTCGCGGAGGCGCGCCGCCACCTTGGCGTGCGCTGGCGCCATCAGGGGCGCAACCTGGCGCTATCGGTCGACTGTATCGGCTACGTCGGCGGCGTCGGCTTGGCGCTTGGCGTGCCCGGCGAAAGGCAGTGGCGCAGTCAAGCGTTTCCCAGTCATCCTAGTCGTTGCCTCTTTGAGTTTGCCTTAGCTGTGCTTGCCATTTGATTGTCCAGAATGGTGGCCCGGTGCCTTAGGATCCACCAAAATGAAGCGTGTAAAGCAAAGCTAACGCGAACGCCGCCAGCTAGACGGCGTGTCACCAAACCAACTCTTGAATGC